TAATAGACGGCGTTGTGGTAACAGAAGGTGTAATACTTGGCGTTCTAGTAATAGACGGCGTTGTGGTAACAGAAGGTGTAATACTTGGCGTTGTAGTAATAGACGGTGTTGTAGTAATACTTGGTGTAGTCGTAATAGATGGTGTAATACTTGCAGTTCTGGTAATAGATGGTGTTGTAGTAATAGATGGTGTTCTGGTAATACTTGGAGTTGTTGTAATGGATGGGGTTATACTTGGAGTTATAGTAATACTTGGGGTAGTGGTAATACTTGGAGTAATTGTAATTGATGGTGTAGTAGTTACTGATGGTGTAGTAGTGATACTTGGTGTTCTAGTAATAGAAGGCGTAGTAGTAATACTCGGTGTTTTAGTAATGGAAGGCGTTGTAGTTATAGAAGGCGTAATACTAGGTGTTGTGGTAATTGATGGCGTTGTAGTAATACTAGGTGTTGTGGTAATTGATGGCGTTGTAGTAATACTAGGTGTTGTGGTAATAGATGGTGTAATACTTGGTGTAGTTGTGATAGACGGTGTAGTTGTGATAGATGGGGTAATACTTGGGGTGGTAGTAATTGATGGCGTAGTGGTAATAGACGGTGTTGTGGTAATAGACGGTGTTGTGGTAATACTTGGAGTAATACTAATAGATGGAGTTCTAGTAATTGATGGCGTTGTAGTAATAGATGGTGTTCTGGTAATACTTGGAGTTGTTGTAATGGATGGGGTTATACTTGGAGTTATAGTAATACTTGGAGTAATACTAATAGATGGAGTTCTAGTAATTGATGGCGTTGTAGTAATAGACGGCGTTTTAGTAACAGATGGTGTAGTAGTAATAGAAGGGGTAATACTTGGTGTTGTGGTAATAGATGGTGTTCTGGTAATACTTGGCGTTGTGGTAATAGATGGAGTAGGTGTAATTGATGGTGTTGTGGTAACACTAGGGGTAGATGTTATTGATGGTGTTGGTGTAATAGTTGGTGTAACTGATCTTGATGGAGTAGTTGTTTGTGTTACAGTTGGTGTTATTGATGGAGTTTTTGTAAGTGATGGAGTTATTGTTACACTAGGTGTTATTGATGGAGTTGGCGTAGGCGTTACTACCATCATAAATCCAAAACCACGGGCTGCTGCAGCACCGATATTGTTTACAATAGGAGTCATAATTACAAAAACATTACTTGTGATGCAAACACTGTAAACGTTGCATTTGCTGTTTTTATGATGGTGTAGGTGTAAATGTCTACAGCATTAGTGTTTCCCGACGAAGGAACTGCACCACCTTGCCATTTTGGTGTTATAACGTTTCCATCTATAGTGTGAGATGTTGGATAATATCCAGTACTACCGTTTGTTACTAAAAACGCCAGTGTCAACGTTTGTCCAACTGCCATCAAAGTATTTAATGAAGTTGTAGAATCTCCTCTAAAATTCAAGGTCCAATTATTGGTAGAATTTAAAGTATAATATAACACCACCTGTTTAGCAATGTCGTAATTTATTGTACCCGTGGCTGCAGTATTTTGAATTTGTGCTTTTTCTAAAATAGCCTGCATTGCTGTTGTTCCAGTAACATCTAATCCACTTCCAGACACCGTAAGAGAACCCGTTATCAACGCAGATCCACTGTATGGAAATGCGTTTTCAGCAAATTCTGCATAGCTTGCGGTAACAGCATTACTTATGTTTCCTAAAAATGATCCACTAAACGAACCAGTTAAATTTTCTGTGACGTTTAGAAATGCTCGTACTAAAATATTAGATTGACTTGGTGGTGCGGAAATGAAAGATAATGTTGTACCAGATATACTATAGTCTATTGTTTCTGTATATGTTAAGCCATCAACTGACACTATAATTGATGTAGAGTCATATGGCTTTGACAAAGCAAAATTATTTGTAATAGCATCACCAACAAATGTATCCGTTTCAATTGTAAATGGATAACTGCCACCACTTCCAGATACAGCGTCTGAACCTACAAAGTATGTTGGCAATGATACTGTAGATATTCCTATAGAGTTGTTATTGATATCCAGATATTCTGCTTTAAACGTTACAAACTTATTTCTATAATTTACGTTAGGGATTAATGTATCAAATTCATCTGGACTAAAGAATGGTTCTGTTGCTGGTTTGATGGATACATTTGCTATATCCCAAAATCCCCCATAAACTATAAATCGTAAAGCAAACGTTCCAACTTCCTTGGTTTTTGGAATAAAATTATATTCTAATGTTTCAAAATTTTGTCTTTGAAAAGTCTGCGATGGTGTTATTGTCGCTAATCTTTGACCTCTTGGATCTGTACCTAGTACTTTAGAACCAGACAATGGAATTAAATAAACTTCCATAGAATAATCTGATTGATTTAGTGTAATTGAACCGGAAGTTCTGGATACAAACGCTTCAAACGATAAAGTATATTCTGTTTGTGGGAATAGTTGTAGAGAGGATGAAGCACGAGTTCCAATAAAGTACGAAACATCATTTTCAAATGTAGTATTACTACTAGAAATTGGTGGATTGGCGTTTACAGAATCTAGTAAGTTTATACAACATTGATTTAAAAAATTTGACGTTGTTATTAACGAAGAAGATAAATAATAATCTGGAACAGAATCCGGGTGATCGGTTTCTGGAAATTTTTGTAGTGACATAGTAGCACTATACCAGTATGTGTCTATATCAATTTCTCTAAATTTTCCAACTTCTGCTATTTTACTGCCACTATCAACTGCTAATAATTCACTAACATTTGAACGTACATCACCTAATACGACAAACTCACCTGGTTCTGTTGCTGGCTTATACGACAGTCGTATTTTGTTAATTTCACCTGATATAGTATTTAAGTTTACTAGTCGTATTTTAGCGAAGGATATTGCTTCTTTTGTTAAGAAAGTTTGTAATTGATTGTATTCAATATTTAAACTACTTGTCAAGTTTACATTATTTGATTTATTAATTGCAGTGGAATATTGACCACTACTACTAATAAATCCACTTAATATTAAATTATTTTTATCCGTGTATATCAACGAACCTTCTGACTCAGCGAAACTTCTATTATATATTCGAGTTATTGGTAGATTTATACTAGCAGTTTCTGCACCATTAGGTCCATCGTATTTTATTGACCCAGTAACAACTCCGCCTAAATAATCAGAAAAAAATCTAGTACTAGTATCCGGTCCATTTATTTTTAACAAATATCCGTTTGGAAACACACTAAAATATTTAGGTGAGATTTGTAAATCAACTTGTTCTTGTGCGGATTGAGTAAAAGCAGAAGAACTTGGTGCAAGATAAAATTTTTCCTCTACTATAAGTTCAGGCGAACGTAAAAATCTTATAGGTGTTCTATTTTCTACTAAAGGTGAAATTACTACATCAGAAATCCATCGAACATTAAATTTATCAGACCATTCAGATGGAATAGGTTTTCCATCGATATAGGTATCGGCACATCCTAATATAACAATCTTCCCAGGTCCAATAGGCGTATCTGAATAAATTTCTACTTGAATTAATCGTGAATTACCTTCAACAAACGATTGAACCGGTACGCTGTATACTGTATCTCCATCTGAATTTAATATTTCTACTAAAATTTTAGAATTTGGTCGCAGAACACCGGCGCCCGCAATGAGAAACGCATTGCGGCCGCCGTAGAAATATCCATCAAATTGTGATATTTTAAAGTATTCTGATCGAGTCCCTTTATCTTCAATTAATACATTATATTTAATAAGATTAAGGGGTTGTATCGATTTTCGTGTACGCGCCATTCATATCCCCAATTACACCGAAATTTGCGAGTACCCATCCTCCTTGCGAATTTCGATTAAGTTATCTACCATGTCTCGTGCACTCTCCAAGTGACTTACTATAAGTATAAAATCAAAATGAGTTTTGAGGATATTAAACAATGTTTGCATGGAATGAAGATTATCTGCGTCCAATACTCCGAATCCTTCGTCAATAATCATAAAGTTGGACTTGGGGAGATTCGAAGCGTTCATTAATGCGACACGGATTGCCAAGCTACTGACAAATCGTTCCATCCCCGACGAGTTTTCCAGCGGCCAGATACGGTCATTATCATACGTTAGCTTTCCGCTGATGTTCTTACCATCCACCTCTAGCGACACAGTAAAGTCTACAATCTGTGATAAAATCGTATTAATCTCTGCTTCAATATTTGGAATAGCCTTACTCATCAATTCATACGGCACCCCGTCACGACCAACTGCCATCATATAATGGTTATAGGCTTCGTAGGTTGTTTCCAATTCTTCGGCTTCCTTTAGTTTTGCTAATAGTTCTTCCTTTTTTGCCTTTAATACAGAGATTGTGCCGTGGATTTCACGAAGTCTATTATCAACTTTTTGTAAAGCCTTTTTGTTTTCCGCAATCTTCTGTTGAATCTCTTCTAACTTACTATCAATATCTGCATTATATAAGATATTTTCTTCGTTGGTCTTATATGTTACGATATCCGATTCGACGGCTGAAATTACATTCTGTGTCTTTTCTTGTGCAAGTGTTAGGGTGGCAAGAGCTGTCTCGGATTCGTTCAATTTTTGCTTCCACGTATTGATTGTATCCTTTAACTCTTGTGCTTCTTCATATTCCTTTTTGTCATTTTCCAACGGTTCCATCTGTTCAATAATTCTGGTGATAGAATCTTCTTGAATTAACCGTTTGGCGTTCAACTCATCCAACTCAGCGTTTACTGCCGTTAAATCTTCGATAACTGAAGCGTTGTTCGCAACACAAACATCACACTTCGGATTGTACTTATACCCCGATAGTTTAGTCTTAAACTTGTCCTTCTCTTCTATCTTGGTGTTAACAACACGAAGGGCGCTATTTCCCTTACTTAACAAATCATTTAACTTGTTCCAGTTTGCAATAGACTCTTCTAGTTTAGCAATATCATATTGTTCAAAGTCATCCTCTACCATCTTTAATTCATTACGTTCCGATTGTACCTTCATATCGGTGTATGACATATCTTCTTGAATCTTCTTCAACTTGGTCTGATGCTTTTTAAGTGTTGATTCTAGTTCGTCAATATCTCCCGATGTTTCGGGTACGGGGCGTTTTAATGTATGTTGTACTTTATACTCTTCATTCAGTCCAAGTATAAAGTTTTCATAGTATTCTTTTTCTTCTTCCACCTCTGTCATTACAACTGACTCGGTAGTTAATTTATTCTGCGTTTCAGCAATCTGGTCGGTGACATCAGACTTTTTAAATCGCTTGAGGACGCCGGAGATTTCTTTACTCTCTCCGTGAGCCGCATCAAACAGTTTATCAAATACATTCAATCCCATAAACTGAATAAGTAAGTCTTTTCGTTCCGAGTGTGATTTGTCGATGAAGAGGGCATTACTGTTTTGACTACTCAATGCTGTCATCACGAAATCTTCATAGGTTCCCACATACGAACGAATGCTAGCGTTCGTATCTCGTCGGTCCTCACCGTTGAGATTGAGTTTGTCTCCGTTGTCTTGCACCTTCCAAAATGAGGCATCAACCTTGACATCACCATTCTTCTTTCTGGTACCAACCCGCTTAATACCAAACACTTCGTTGTTAATTTCAAATGTGAGTTCACATTCAAAGCTATCTTTTCGGTTATTGATGATGTGGTCACCCTTAAACGCACGTGGAGTCTTGTCATAGAGACAGAACATCAACGCATCCATAATAGAACTTTTTCCAGAAGCGTTTGGTGCGAATACACCATACACACCCTTCATGTCGGTGAAGTCAATTTCGTTATCTTCCCCATACGAGAACATATTGGAGAAGGTAAACTTCAGCGGACGCCAATGGATATTACGAGAATGATCATCGTGTGCAATCTTCCCGTTCAAATCCTTGTTAATCTTTTCAATTGCCCGTAACACATCGGGATCCAATGTAGAATAATTACGTCCTAACCATTGATTGATGAGTGTATTCTGTGTCGGCACGTCTGTTAAATCTAACGCATCGTGTGTCGCATTTGCGAGACGAGTAACTGTCTTGTTAAATCGATTCTTACTGACACTCAATTCGATGATGTTGTAGTTGTTTCGCAGTGTGGTAATAATTTTCTTGACTTGTGTGTTTTCCAAATCACCTGTAAACAGACGCATTCTGGCGTTCTTGGGCATATTCGCAGGGTATGTAATCTTTGTATCATGTACTTCAAGTGTTACATATCCGTAGTCATTTTCAAGTGGGATAAATTCAAAACTCTTTGACGGAATATCCCAGAGACACCAACCGTGATTCTCGAGCGTCTCTCCGTGGTTCTGTTGAATAAGACTTGAAGCATAGACAATAATTGGGTCAGCTTCCTTAAGAACTTGATGCTTGTGAATGTCTCCGAGCATAACGATATCATACCCATTGAATGAATCAACGTGTACGTGGCGATTAGTAATGGTAAAGTTTGCGTCGGTAGTAGAACCGTGCACCGGCCCGTGATAGAGAGCAATTTTTGTTCCTTCGTCAATCTCATCAGCGGTTGGCCAGTTCTCTTGTTCGTCAAAGATAGAACACACCGCAAACGTGGTATCAGCAACCTCGACCAATGCACTTTCTCTTACATAATAGAGATTGGGATGTTGGAGGTTGTTTACGATGGGTGTAAGTGCATCCATACGATTTGTATTTGCAAGATTACAATCGTGGTTACCTGCAATCATAATGGTCGGTGCAATATCCGAAATAGTCTTTAAGAAACGAGAAGTCACCTCAACCATTTCTGGACTCATATCGGTTTTAGCGTGAACGATGTCACCGGCTAATACGATGACAAAGTTCTTCAACTGCTTATCACGAATGTCTTGATATAAACGACTAAATGCCTGCTCATATTCATCGTGTCTACGGAACAAACGAATATGGATATCGGCTAAATGTATAACGTGCTGTAATTTCTTAAACGGAACTTTTATTTTCATGCGATAGATAACCTCTGTTCAATAAACTGCTTGAAATTCGTTGTTTTTGCGGAATCAATTGCATCCCACGAAGTTGTGAATCCCATCTCACTCGCATCTTTTCCATCGGTCAAGACGAGTTTTGTGTCAATCTCATACTGCTTCAATCGGTGTTCAAGTTTCAATGCATCCATCCGAGCATCAGCGTCAAGAAAGATGACGATGTTCTCTACACTATGACGGAGAAGTGCGTACTCTAAATTCTTGGAAATTGTTTTTCCCATCAACGGGATAGCGTTCTGTCGAAGAGCAATTGCATCGAACATTCCTTCGCACAGAATAATTGGTTCTTCCCAATCAATCATATTTTCAAATATAATAGTATTCTTGCTGACCGGAGGATTCTTATATTTCATTCCGCCGTCATAGAACGACCGTGCGGTAAAATAATTTAATTGGTTATTACTGTCATACGAGGGAACAATGATTCGACCAGCGTAAGTCCCCGTTTCACAATATCCCATTCTATACCGAAGAATATCTTCCGCTGTGATTCCTCTATTCTTCAGATAGGTCAATGCGTGAAGATACGGGTAACTTTTCTCTGACTTCCACAACGGTTTATATTCGGCGGGTAATGTAAGATGTTGTGGTTCATCTGTACTAATGTATTTACTACGACTTTCTTCTCCCAACAATTCTTTAAATTTAGTAATAACTTGTTTGGGGAGATTCATCCGCTTTAATAGCGATATAAGTCGAGCACCCTTTGCATCACATATCCAACACTTCCACTTATTACTTACTATATTGATAGATAGTTTTTTCTTGTGATGGTGGCAGAACGGACAACGGAACAAATATTCGTCCCGTTGTTGTGTGTGTTGTCCAAGATATTCGTCGAGTAAAGTTAATATAGTCATACTCGAAACCTAATATCTTTATTCGGTTTTGTCAATAGGTTTTGGTCGCTTAATTAGTTCGAAAAAATGTTCGGCATCTAACGCCACGTACATCTTACTGCGGTTTCTCTTAAAAAATAATATAGGATGTGTTTCTTCCTTCGTATTTTTTTCCGCTTGTTCAAGTGACGACCATACATTCAATTTTTCTTGATTCTTACATTCAACGGAATATGGAAATTGTTGACGAGCGGCGTGGGACAATTTAATATCTGTACCACTATCACCCATCAATGTCGATACAACGTCATCTTCATGCAAATTAGGGAAATGAGAGAGTATCATTTCCCTAATCATATTTTGGGCACGTTTACCCTTATTTTTTGCCGATCTTGCTTTCATAAAATAACCCTTTGTTTAAATTGTATTAACCGCCCAAACCAGCCGGCGATGGTCCTACTGCACCACCGTTTACTTTACCTTTTGAAAGTTCACCTAACTTTGTGATAAAATCTTTACCAGACAATCCATTATATTTTTGTACGATTGTGTTAGCGTTACGAACATCATTAATTGTAGTAAATCGGTTGTTGGTTAAATAGGTATCACCTTTATCTACACCTTTTTGCAACCAACGGCTGAGTGAGTATGTACCTGCTACTTTACCACCACCACCGTAACGGAAATCTCCCGCGGCGTTTTTAGTAAATTCAGTTTGTACTTCATCTGGTGCTGCGGTTGCGTCGGGCGACCAGGCACCACGACCATCACCGTCCAAGAAATTTACACCTGCACCAGCTTCACCACCAGCCTGAAATGATTTTACTCGACCAACATATGTTTCATTACCAGCTGCGTTATATCTTTCTTCTAACGTCATACGAATCTCCAAAGGTTATTCGGTATCAAACCTAACTATAAATATCTGTTCCGCATCAAAAGTACGTTGAATTGGACCACTTAATTTTGCAACCGCCAGTAATTCATACTGGTCGTTGTATAACCCAATTGTTGTTATATACGGCTTAATTATTTCTGCACCCATTAGATTGTATAACGACCAACTATTTTCTGTCTTTGGATCGATATTATTTTCTATAAAGGATGCGGTTACACTACCAGTACTACTATATATTGATTTTATTGTTGGATTGAAGGCTGAAAAATTAAAATCATTTGCTCCCAATCTTACGTTTATCTGATATTGTTGAAACTCTACATTACTATTGTATGTTAGTTCTACTGAAGAACCGCTGACAATTTGTATACCATCAGTTGACACAGTTGGGGATAGTGACGCGGTGTTTTGTTTTATTATTGCAATTCCCCGTGAATAAATAATACGACCAACGTAGTTTGTTGCTCCAGACTGTGTATAATACAGATTTCCTATTGAGTCATCTACAATTTTTGGTAAAGACGAAGAACTTACGATTAATTCAAATGATCCAGGTTTTATTTTGTCACCATATAAATTTTGCGCAATGCTTATTACAAAAGCATCATTAGGAAGTGCCACTACACTTTCTGTAACTAGTCTGGTACCGCTAACGAACGCATTGTGTTTAGAATTATAAAACAAATGTTTCAACGATCGATGTAAAACATACCCACGGGTACCCGTATCTACGTTTACAAAATCCTCATATTCATTTGCTGTGGCTCTGTTAATCGTTATAGTGCCATCCAATCCATTAATAGATTCAGTTGGATACGTTATTTCCATGCCATTTGAAGATGACAAAAACTGCCAAGTTAAATTAGCATATGTAGTATACGTTCTTTCTGTTATATCTTTTTTATCTATCGTGCTAAATGTTTTCATTGATAAATATGTCTTATAGTATTATGACCACTCCCCTATAACTAGAGTCGTGGTCACAATACGTTTCAGATTGTCCTTATTTTATTAGAAGTCTAATCTAACTCTTAACAATAATTCTTCGTCAAACGATTTTTGAACCGGCTTACTTAACTTAGCCACTGCCAATAATTCACTAGAATCATTATACAAACCGACAGTAGTAATGTATACTCTAGGATCTTTTCTAAATTCAGAGAATACTAGTGTTCCAGTATCTGCGTTATAGAAGGTAGGATTGTTAGAGTAATTATATTCTTTGTTACGAAGTCTTACAAAGTAATGTGTTGAAGAAATTGTTTCTGCTGAACGTGCTTTAAATTGATAATCTTCATCTCGTAACAATGCTTGTTTCATAGAAACAAACAATGATGCGTGATTATACGTTGATTCTGTTGTACCCCAAGTTAATGAATGTGTTACCGGAGCATATGGTTTGGTTGCAGAAGCAATAGTAGCTTTTGTGTACAAAGCTGTTGGGCTTGTTATTGAACTCGTAGCAGCAGATCCTGTAGTTATTCCTGAACCCGATGTGAAGAATCCAACCATTGGTCCAATTGCATTTGGATTAAGTATGATAATACCTAAATCTGGATAGACAAGTCCGTATCCCGACCCATTAAATGAACTACTGACTGTACCCGTTGCTAGGGTAGAACCAGATACACCTGTTAATGAACCAGAAACTACGTTATAAACTCTTCCTGCTTTTGTGTTTGAGGTAAGTGCGCCGCGAGTTTGACCACTATCGTCAATAAATAAATGAACACCATTTGCACCTGATAATGGTAATACCCAATTACCTGGATCTAGTTGTTCACGAATACGTGCACGTTGTATGTTAATTACATAAAAATGATCAGACGAATCACCTTGTGAGAAAGTAAATTTGGTATCGCCTGGATCTAATAATAAATTACGATATTGACTGTATATTGCTTTAGTTGCTAAAGTTGCTTGCTCATTGTCCGTTAACGTTGGCGAACCACCTCCGTTAACGTGTCCGTATGCTACAGCAAATTGTACTTCTGCTAAACTATCCGTGGTGTCTTTGTTATATACATCAAAATAATATAATCCGGAATCACCGTTAACTTGTGAATCTTTTAAATACATTGAAGTACTAACCAATGAACCCGTATCACCTGACCAAAGCCCAGTAGTTACTACTGTCGGGTTTGCTTCAACTATGTCGTCAGGACTAAAACGTGTATAAATACTCATATATTATTCCTAATGTTATACGGTGAGTCGTGGGTTAATAGTAACAGGAACACTTATAGTTGCACCAGTTTGGTTACCAACAATTACTAATTGTGTTTCTGTTACGGTAGTGACATCTCTTGGAATTAATGTAAAGCTAGTTCCACGAACAACAATAGCATTACTTGTAACAGCGTCACCTATAAATGTTGGTACAGTTGGCGCACCGGTTAATCCTGTTCCGGTTAATAACGCAGCTTCACCGTCGTAAAGAATTGCGGTATATCCAAATGGTGCTGAGTTAAGTCCGTCTGTAGTGGTAACCGTAATAATTTGTGACGGGGTTGATGTTGCACTATATGTAAGTTCAATTGACTTTGGATTGACCTGAATTTGAGGAATAGCGTTTGCACCTCGTGCCAAAGTTACTAACTTATAACGTAGTGATTGTGTTTCATCCGGTGATGCTTCTACTAGTGGTAAATTTTCAATTGATGAACCATAGTATTCTGTGCCAAGCGGATGTGCCGGATCATATAATCCATAATCAATTTCATCATCCGCTACAGCAAATTGCGTAACGTTAAATGCCGAACGGCCTCTTGCAAGGAGCTCCCGTCCCTTTTTCGTCAAAATTGCATCAACCGTGACGCTTGAATTGTTTAAATATCCCATACTGTTAAACTCCGAGTGTTAAGAGGTCTAATATAAATATATAGTTTGCAAAGATTTATTCCGTTGGTTATTGTACTTGCAACGTTCCACCACCACCGGTTTGAATCTCTGTGTTTGTTTGTGTCGGTGATACGACAAGTTCGTTTCCTTCACCAATAAATACTTGTACCGGCGGTAAACCATCAATTGTTGTATCTACGGTATTTTTACATCCTTCATAGTTTCTACGTTTAGTTGCTGTAGATGTGTCTCTGTAGAACCGATAATGTTTTGGTAGATATCCAAATGGAATTCTTGGTTCAATTTCAAGTGCGAAATAAAATGCATATATTGTTGTACCAAGTTTATCTGTTCCTGTTAGATTGTTAATTGTGTAGTATATTGTGGCATTTGGTGGGAACTCTCCAGCAACAACAAGAGGTATTGGATTTGTTAATGTCAACTGACTAACGTTCGGTAATACTGTATCAAGTAGTACACCGTGTGACCCTGTTGGAAGTGTTGTAATTGAACGATTAATATCATTAGTCCGTGCTTCGTCTGTACTATAGAATCGTACTCTTATGTCCGATGTGTTAGATTGAAGTGCAAATAAAACTAATGTATTTTGAAGAACCGCTTCACCTATTGCGTAAGATCCAGAACCAATACTTGCTACTCTAATAGTATCAACATAACGATCTGGAATGTCTACTATTCTGTCTACAGAAACCGTTGTTGTTCTGTAGTTATTTAATTCCGGCTGCGATACTGTAAATATATCGTATACAATTTTTCTAGGTTCTCGTACTTCGGTTGGCTTAAACTTTAATAACTGCCAATTATTTCTATCCAACGATGGTGGCAAATAACTTGGAGTTCCACCTAAATAATAGGAAGTTCCATCAGAAGGAGCGGCATACGCAGCTCTTGTGTTAAATACATAGTATCTACCATTACCACCTTGTGCGGTTGATGCCACACTCTCTAAATTTTGATCATATAATGATACGTCTTGATATACTACATCATAAATATTGTATGTTTGCCCGTAAGACCAAGTAGTTGCTGCTTCAAAATTAATTGGTTTAGGATATACTGGTAGTTTTTCTGTCTTAGCAAAGAGATATACACCTTCTGGGTTATTGAAATATGTTCTGGTACCAACATCTGTCAAATCCGCTATTGGTTTGATTTCACGCAATGCAGGGATATACAGACTTGTTACTCCACCAGTTCTATTAATTTCAATTTCTTGTTTAAATAATTTTCTTGTGTATACTCTTCTATAAGGCTCAGCTCCCTCACTACCATAATTAATATCGTTGTACTTGATTTTATTTCCTATATCATTTTCTAAATTAATTATAGTTTGTGGTTTTGGACGATTCCACGCATATCCCGGCGAACCCTTATAGGAACCAGTAACGTCCGAGTCAACTTCATTCATCAGTCTGTATGTGGCTGATTCTCCAATAAATCTAAAATCATCATATCTGTTTATTACTGAGCTGGTGTAATAGTTTACCGTAGCATAAGGTATTTGTTGAACTATACTATTAGTCACATATCCTTTAATAGTATTGTTTGCGTTAGATTCAATTGTAAGTGGTTGTTCTAAACTACCGCTAATTTTTTGTAAATCTGCTGAAGTCTCTGCTACAAGGTTTGGTAACGTAGTTTTTAAACTACTAGTAACGGTTGTTAGTGCTGTAGACTGTAGTACTTGTATCGGCGTTGACGGTACCGTTGCTAATAATTTTCCGTTTTGAGAAGCAATGGAAGATTCTATACTAATATCCGATGACTTACTAATTGCTGATTGATATGAATTGTATTGTGCTGTTAATCTATTTTCCGCTGATTGCGACAATGATGTTCTGTAATCTGCGTATTTTGCATTAACTTCTGTTTCTTGTAAAAATTCAATTTCTGTTTTAAAGTTACTTGGTTTACCGGACATCGACAACAAATCGTTACTGATATCAATATCTGTTTTATATGATGTTGACGAACCGAGTACCGTTCTTTCTTGTTCTAAATCAATTTGTTGGCTAAGATTAAATGTTGCCGCATAGTCAGGTTTACTTCCAGTTAATGACGATGCAGCGTTTAATGTTTTTCTTGTACCAGCACCGTAAACACGAAGATTTTTTGTCAACGGAATTGTTGTTCTTTCTAGAATATTTGGTTCTATTAGTATGCCCTTAAATAATGTAGCTTTTGATGGAATAAAATAATTCAAAGTTTGATCGAGTACAGAACTGATACCGGAGAGAATTCTTATAAATTTATTTATGTTTATTGGGGCATAGTAGAACTGGCTATAATACTCTTGTAAAGTGGAAATTGTTGGATTTCCTGTTCTATAAAAATCAACTGGCAATCCTAATATATTATTAATATTTTCTGCGCCAAGATTTCTTATGATATTTTGATTGACGAAATCTGTTGGTGATAACGCAAGTAGTATCTCGTTTCGTGTAGCTTGTAGTCGTTTTTTCTCAACACTAACAATACTAGTTGATCGTGATAATTTTTTCACACCACCAGTTGTTAAGTTTTCTGCATTGAATACTGGTTCTGGTGCTATTCTAATTTTATTTGTGACATAAGTTTGTGATCCGACAGTCGGCGCAATCTGTCGAACTATTCTACTGTATCTGTTAAACGATCCTGTATTAATGTTATATGTTTCAAATTGCTCAATAGACGGTGAATCGGTAAGTTGTGCATATGGACTTTCATTTATTATATAATTTGGCGCAGAACCAGTTAATAGAGAGTTGTCAATTCTATTAAACGATAACTGTGCATATAAGTAATCAGATGGATCGGAATACTCATCTCCAGCGTTAGAACCAGGATCATATGCATTTGTTTCTATTGTGCCCTGTGATAATGTTTTACCCCACATTCTAAACTCATCTACCGTTCCGTCCATTCGAGCTTGTACTGCTGATCCAGATCCACCCAAATACAAATATTGAGTATTATTCCAAACAGAATTCAATGGTGCAGTAGATGTTATTTGTGGAGATTTAAATATCATCGTATCACCTTCAGTTGACATTAACTGTAGTGACACCGCTCCTGCTATATTTTGTACTGTGATATTGATTAAATCGTTTGTAAATATTGGGTAGTAGTCTGTTAGTATCGTGGCTGTACTTCCAGACAATAACATTAATCTTCCTTGTTCTGTTATTGTTGGATGTGGCAATGTGTGTAATCCCCAAGAATCATCACCTGTTAAGATTGTATTAACTTGTGATGTGGGCAACAGTATGTTAAATTGTATTGCTTTTGGTTCTCTTAATGATGCGGAAAACGGTATTTTTACATACGAAGTTGTAGTGCTATCAAAATCTAAACCAGTACTAAATTCATCAAATATTTTATACGAACTAGTTGTTGCCGTACCAACTTCTCTAACTGATATAAATTCAGGCGGGAGTCCAAATGATCGAAGTAGTGTATTTAATGAACTTCTTGTACCTTTAGATTTTGCAAACAAAGAAAGATTATGTAGTAATCTCTTGTATGTTTGTGCAGTATAAAGTCGTCTTGAATCATTATTTCCAGTACCCAGTACAGTAGAACTTAAATCATATACCGAATCTAATGTTGGTAATTTAAATCCGTATGATTCTGCTACTTCATTAATTAAATCTTTTGCTAATTCTTCATCAGGATTTAATGCTCTACTATTGATGTCACCAAACTTATCAATATAAGGTTTAATTGTATCAAAGAAGTGACCAATCATAGACACAAACGTAATATATGCTTGTGAATTTTCATCTTCTCTGATGTGTGTTGGTATTGTGTTGACTAGATTATTTTGATTGAATTCGTCATATCGTTGTGCAATTTCAAATTGAGTGTCAAACCAAGTTAATGCAGTACTACTAGTTACTGGCCACAATGCACTTCCAGATTTTGGCCAGTATCCCAGAGAGTTATATTCAACACCACCGTCCACATAATCAAACGATGCAGTATACGGACTATTTGATCCGGACAAAGTAAAATACAGATATTGTTCGTATTTATCAAATGCTCTAATAATTGATTCTTTTTCTTTTGCTAATTCCGCAGTTTGTTCTTGAACGTAGATACTACCAGCACTTGATATACTACCTGTAAATGATGAGCTGATAAATTGCGTTCGTTGTGTTTCTATTTTTTCTATGCGCTTAAGCTTTTCCCTAAACGCCACCAATCGTAATGCTGCTGAACTGTAAAATATAAAATTATTATAGTCGGTAAAATCAATGTTTATGTCAGCGGAATTAAAATCGTCAGTATACCATTGTCTGAATATCTGATCTTCAAATGATATATTATTGTAATTATCCGTTGTCCCGATTGAGCCGGAGTTTAATGACAACCGTTGTAAAGTTATATTTTTTAATCGTTTTCCTAAATTTGGATTAAACGGAATTTTTGTATTTTTTGGACGTAAAAATGGAGTGTTGTCGATGGGTGGAGCAAATCGTATCTTAACCGTATCAATTAATGATTTAACAACTTCACGACTTAAGAATACGGAATCGTTCAGATTTACATCGTCGGGTACAGGTTGTAGTAGTTTTAATTGAATAGACTTTTCTCGTGCACCAGATCTGTATGCTAGCACAACCGACTGTCTATCTTCACCGTAATTTAATAAAGTTTTTAACTCTCTATCTTCATCAATATAATTAAGAATCGCATCATTGACGAATCTACTAGCGACAGATATGAGTGGATCAGAAATATTAATATTAATTGGTAACGTTGTAATATTAAACGGATATACCAATCGTGTGGTAGCCTCTGGTGTAGCTATCGGTGTTATACTAACCACCACCGGCGCTACTACGTTTATTGCAGGTAACGGTGGGGCAATCTGAACAACAATACTTGCATTAAATGTGATAGTATTTACTACTTTTGGTGATATTTCAACTACTATTTGTGCTGTATAGTTGTATGCCATCTAATTTCCTCAAACAAACTGTATATTATTTGGCAACGTAATTTTTTCCAGTGGCCCCAGTTCACTAGCTTTTCTGATTAATTCGTTGTTTGGATTAAACTTAACAATAACTTCCATATTTGTGTTTACGTTTTCCATCAATTCCATAGAAACATCGTTTGATACCAGTATTTGTATTTGTTTTTTTTGTTTCGGTGGCAACGTAATAGTTGATTTATACTTTCCAGAGTCGGTTAATTGTGATGATGCTCCAGAATTTATATTTAGCATAGATTTATTATAGAGAATATCTACGATAAGATTTGCATTTTGTGTTAAATTTAGTAATTCTAAAGTACCGACAACCGGCGTTTTATTGGTTGTACCAATAGAATACTGTATTGAGGTTGGTGTTGGGACGATGTTATATGAAAACATATTATTTATATTTTCTTCTAATTCTACGTCGGTATATACCTCAAACTTTTGTAAAAAATCTACAGTACCCGTTGGTGTGGTTTTAATAGGCATATTAGCGTTCCGTTGCTTCAATATTCATATTTAACGTAGACACACCATCTGCTAACTTATCAAGTAACTCGGGTGTTACTGATACGATTACAGTTTGTGATGCTCTTGGTCCTATGTTAAACGAAGCTACTCCGTTACGTTCTACACCATTTACTGAAATTTTTACACTATCGTTAGTTCTAATTTGTATTCCGTATGTAATTCCAAATGACGGATTAATAACCTTAAATAATTTAGTCTCTGGATAAATTGACGATCCTCTTCTCCAGGTAAATCTTAATGCCTCACTCAAACTTGGTTCAAATGCAATTTCAGTTCTAGGTTCCCAACACGTTCCACCACCCGCACCTTGAAATGCAGATTGTACGTATCCATCTGGAATATTACCTTCTTTTATTAACCCATCTATGCAACTTCTCCAGGTAAAAATTGGTGCAGGAGTTGGTGCCGGTGTTATTGGCGCCGGAGTTATTGGAGCCGGGGTTGTTGGTGAAGGCGTTACATTTGGTGCATTTGGTGATGGAGTTATTGGTGAAGGCGTTGGTATTAATTCAAATTCTGCTTCAAAAGTTTCCCCAGATATAAATCCTAATCCATTTGATAACGTATTAGCTGTTTGTGGGGTAAATGTTAATGTATTATCAGATGTAAATGTACCTCCTGCTTTTTTCCATCTAACAAATCTCCACCCAACTGTAGGAGTTGCTAGTGCGGTAACTGTTTCTCCAATTTGTCTACCTACAATAATTTCATTGGTAATTTCTTGACCATCTATAGTAAATTTACCAGCATTTGAATTTGCAGGAGTTACTCGAAGTCTAAATGAATAAATTACTGCTTCAGGTGATGGAGTTGCAACTGCTTCAGGTGATGGAGTTATAGGTGATGGAGTTGCAACTGCTTCAGGTGATGGAGTTATAGGTGATGGAGTTATAGGTGATGGTGTTGTAGCTATTGGCGACGGAGTTACCGGCGACGGAGTTACCGGTGATGGTGTTACCGGCGACGGAGTTACCGGCGACGGAGTTACAGGTGATGGCGTTACAGGTGATGGCGTTGTAGCTATTGGCGACGGAGTTACCGGCGAAGATGTTACTCGTTCAAATACTGGTGTTATTTCGTAATTAGCATCTACTGTTATAGTTAATTGTGCCATAAATTACTCCGCGAATTCAATGCCGTCATTACGAACACAAACATTATTAATACATCTAAATGTATTAAAAGCTTCACCACTTAACGGATCTTGACAATCAAAATCAGATGCACAAGATACTTCCGTAGGACCACCACCGTTTCCTACAGGTGGAAGTGAGAATACCGGCGCGGGCGTTGGTGCCGGCGTTGGTGCCGGTGCTGGTGGTGGTGCTGCGACACATCGTGATGCTGGTATTGGGAATCCAAATGTGGTATATCCTACATTTACAATTTGACAAGTAAATCCTGATGGGCAGTTTTGTAGGAAAATATCACACTCGTCATTATTTGATATAGGAGCTGGTGTTATTGTAATAGGCGGTGGCGTTGGTGCTATTGGTGATGGTGTTGGTGCCGGCGGTGTACACGGTACACATCCAGATGGACATGGTCTATTTGGTGCATATCCATCAACACATCCATTACCACAGTTACAATATCCGTATGACAACGCAGCTGGAGCAGGTGTTGCGGGTGGTTGTGTTATTCCACACGGAAATGGTCCATTTAATCCACCAGCATCAAGCGTATAGTATTGACCACTACCTGCGCCATAAATTCCATATGGAGCAGGTTGTGTTCCATTTGCATCTGTATAGTATGAACGGCCGTCAGTCCACAACCAACGAGAAAGTTCAGTTTGTAAATTTCCGTAGCAAATAGAATCTACTGTTGTAGAATATCCGCCAACTGCAATTTCTTCAAATTGTACTGGAGTTTTAGTAGTTTGAAATCTGACAAATCTCCAACCAGCTTCTGCTTCTGCTGATATGGTAACTTGGCGTCCATAATTTCCAGTTGCCTGACCAGCACTAATATATGCGCGGCCGCCTTCTGCTCCATTTACTAGTACGCTTGTTTGTATAGCCATGTATATTTTCCTATGCTGTTAAGTTACAACAATACGACGATCAATTGTTTGTTGTAACTGATGTATGTTACTTTTTACTATTCGTTCTATGATGCTGAACATTTCATCTTGCTGAATTCGTTCATCACCACCCAATCCTTTAATAATTATTTCTTCCCTAGCCATTTCAAACAGTTTTGGTATGAACTCGTTTAGTTTATTAGAAAAATCTTGATTAATTGACACACGTTCAAGTTTACCAATAGTTTCGTCATATGTCTGTTCAGGTACTACACTTATTGCTCCAATAACATTATTCGCAGTTGCTCCTTCGGTGTCATCAGAAAATTGAACTCCAGATTTAAATATTTTTTCCAAAACACCCACAGCATCAGCTCTATTAAAAGATTTTTGTAGAAATTCACGCAATAACAACGAGTTTTCAACTACGGCTACTTCACTATTATATTCATTGTTGAATATCAATTCAACTTCAGTTCGAGACGGTCCCATTTCCACCATAGACAATCTACGGTCTGCGTATGAACCAATTTCGTCAGAAAAAAAGTTCATAACAAGTTTATATGTGCCTGGTATTAGTACTAAATTGTTTATTTCGAATAGCTTTGTAAAATCTATCTGTAGGTAATTTTTATATGTTCCGTCCGTATATCCTACAATATGTAATTTTACTATTCCATCGGACAATTTTGTAACTACACTTAATATTAAATCATTTGAGTTTACAATAGTACTATAGAAATGAAATTCTACATTATCTTCGTTATCGTAACCAAAGCTTCCTGGCAGTTCTTCCAATAAAACTCCATCTTCTGGATATTTTACTATTCTTGATGCTAGAAATCTTGGTTCTGTTTTTGTAGTTATGTCACTTCTAAAGTTATTTTGATTTGGCATAATTTAACTTATAAAGGTGGTAACCCGTCACCAGAATCATTAAACTCTGCGTTATCTAATTCTGTAAAGGTCTTGTCTAAACTTAAAATAACAGATGGTCTATATCTTTCAAAATATACTGGTGCGTAATAATGTTGCGATGCGGTTGGTACGTTTTCTATTGTTGGGGTTAGTATGATCGTTGACCCATCAATATCAACAGGTGTTACTACTTTAAATGGATAAACTGATGACACTTCTGGTTGCAGTTCATTTAATGACTGTGTTGTTTGTATTACGTTTGGCGAAATAGCACGTTTATCTAGTGTATAAACGTCTCCTAAAGCAGAAAAATTGCTAGAGGAAACAAATATTATATCTTCATTTTCCCGATTTACATTTACTAAAAATTTAGGTATGTAAGTGTTAAACGTATTACTCATTGCTGTCTATTTTAAAAGTATAATTAAATTCTGGGAAGAATACTAAATTTTGTGATTGTATTTTTAAATCTATATTGTAGTATCTATTGATGTTTAATCCGTTTGTGTCTAGAATAATATATGAACCAGAAGCGTCACAGTTTATTGCAGAATATGCATCAAATCTAAATAATTCAACATCAGCAGCGACATCCCGTATTCTAAAATACGATTGGGACGGAAGATAGTACATATTTCGATAACGTTGTACCGCATCAAATCGTTTATCAGGATATAAGTCTCGAACTACCAAATAAATCTTATCAACCTCACCACTAGTGTATGATTGTTTAATATTTTTTGGTACAATTGAAAGATTACTATTTGGAATAGGCTTTAAACTTCCTGTTATAAACACTTGGTCGTTCCACACGACTTCTAGTAACGGTTCATATACCGTATGCGTGTTTCCAGAAAAAAATTTAATGTTACCTTTGTTGCTCTGATCTATTTCGTCTACATTTGGTAACTTAACTATAAGTCCATTCCACGGTGTTGTATTTACACCTTGTATTACCGGTCCAATTAAATTTGTTACATTAATTCTTATGTTGGATGATATTGGAACTTCTGAAAACGTATAGGATGCGGTTGTGGTCGTGGTAAAATCACTTCCAGCATTACTCCATGATGTTAATCGTGTTGCTTTTTCCCACGTTACACCATCTTCCACATTTCTATTATCTTGATAAAAATATCCACTACCTTCAATCCAACTACGAGATATTGGACAAATTTCTATAGCTTGATATCTATTTACAAATTTTGCATCAGCAATGTGTAAATTCAAATAATATTGCGCACTTGATGTATATGAACCGCTTACTAAATTAAAATTAAGTAGTGTGCGCACGGAACCGGTAGCGTACATTTTATCAGCATCTGTCGGTTTTACCCACTTACCAACTTCTAATATTTCATCTAATCCAGAATTATCAAATGGTAATCTTTGATAGATACTAGCGTCTTGTGTAGTTTTAACAAAAGTTCTCATAGTAATTCTCTATTATTGTCGAGCACTTCCGATAATATCCGTTTCTGGATAACGTATCTCGAAGATACAAGGGTCTAACGATGGATAAATAACATCATCTTCTATTGCTTCGTCCATCGGATAACGGTATTCTTGATAATCACGACCATCTTGGAACTTATATTTATTAATTATTTCTACATTTGTCACGGTTTGTACACCGTCCACCGAACCAATTGTCAATCGTAAATCATTAAGTATGATTGGTTGATTGATTTGCCAACGGTCAATATCAAAAAATTGTTTAACTGCATCAATTGCTCTAGCTAATACATCATTCATATTGTAATTACGATAAACTACAATATCAAATTTTACAGCAATATTAACTACGAACGCATCGACAATATTCACATCATCAGTTAAAACACGATATTGTTCTAAATAATTCGCTAAATTTTTCTTTACTAACGAATTTAATGTAGTAAGTTTTTTCTGTGCGTTGTATCCTAATACATAAAGATTTACAGCATTTGGAGAAACTGGATCGTTTACGTATGCTCTGTTGTTAAATGGATTTTGGTCATTATTTACTACCAATTTTGTTGCATCTTGTTCCATTACTGAATTAATTTGTTCGTCACGTACAACAAATACTTTAGCAACTGCGCCAAATTTTGACGGCATTGCTAAACTACGAACAATATAATCTGCGTCTGTAACTACTCTATTTTGTGCATTAAAGTAGGCTAGTGCATTTTGACGAAGTTCTTCTATAGTCTCAATTCCGGCTCCACCAGTTGCGGGTTCATCATTTGTAATTGCTACACTTTCTACACTACGTGCAAAAAGATTTTGTTCTGATGAAGCGTAATCAACTGCTCTATTTGCTATTAGCACCGAATCGACATTTACAATTGTATTAGATGCAACATTTGATTCTACACCGCCACCAACCGTATATGTAATTGTTAACGTAGTATTTGCAGGTGCGACACCAAACGTATCTGACGCTAAAAAGTCTGAAGGGTCTATTGCCGTATTTGCTACATTTTGATTGTATTTTGTATTTGCAATTTGAATTGGTCCAAGTGTCATAATATCTTGATCAGCAGATGTAGCTCCACCTGACCCAAACCACACTTCCAATTTTAAATTATTGTTTATTCTAGTAGTAAATCGACGCGACTTTCGTATAAAGCGTGCTATTTTTGCCGGAGGTAACGAACCGGTGGTCATTAATTCTGCTTGTAAAAAGGCAGAAGAGGCTCTTGGTGAAATATCACGTTCTTCAATTACAATATCTTGACCTAGATAATCAACTTCATACCAATCATTTCCATCAGAATCGACAATACTAACAATACTAATTACGTCATTTTCTGGAAGTTCTATTCTGGTGAACGGTTCGGGTGATCCAAATGTATATGTAGCAGTTTTTATATCCGCCGATATTAATTTAATTTTTTTAGACACGACATAAGACGTAGGTGCTAATGACGCATCTCTCGTTAAAATTCTTATAGTACGATTACGTTCATCTGCGAAGTCTACATCTTCTATAGACCGAAATGATTTGATAGGCGGTGTGTTGGTAGAAAATTTAGAGTTAGTTAATATCTTTAAGAAGAATCTTTTATCTGGATCGTAATTGTTTGCGACACCAAGAGCTGGAACAATTTGATGTACCGTTGCTTCTACCGTCGCGGCCGCGGTCAATCTTGGTTTATATCCCATAGCCTGTGAGATAGCGATGATATTTTGACGCTCTTGTGCAAATAATAAAAGATTTTCTCTAAATTGTGTATCAATATAGTATGTTAAAACGTCACCGACGTATGCTGCCATTTCCATAAACATCATACCCGGTGAAGTTTCATTAAAATCCGTATATGTGTTTGGATAATATGCTTTAGCAAACTCAATTAAATTACTTCGAAACTCGGTAAAGTTTTTAGCAAGATAACTTACGTCTTTTGTATTCGGTATGAATTTTTTAATTATCGGTTGCGTTACCGCCATGTAAGTCTCCTACTAAAACGTTAATACGATTGTATCTTGTATATTTGGATTAGTTCGTAATCGATATCCAACATACAATCGCAACCTATTTTGATCTAAATCTTCTGGTGCAGCGTTTAACTCAAACCTAATTAATTCTAAAAACGGCATCCATTTTTCAACCGCATCTAAAACCGAAAGTTTAGCTCCTTCTATGTTTTCCGGAGTCAACTGCTCAAAAAGATAGTCGTGAATACCACACCCAAACTCCGGTTGATGAACACGCTCCCCCTTTCTAGTAAGTATCAAATTTATAAAATTTGATTTAACTTGAGTGAGAGTATCGAGTGATTGTTCAAAATAACCTGTATTTCCTATTTGTAATGGTAGTGTTATTCCGATACCTTTAGCCATAAAAATCTCCTATTATACGATTTTCATCGCTTTCATTAATTGCGAATAATCTTTTGTCAAAGCGTCTCGAACGTTCGGATCTACAGAGGTGGCTGGGACTTGTATTTTATTTCCTGCAGAATCCACTGTAGTAAACGTATTATGCGCAGTAATATTAGATGTATTCGCACTAATAGTTCCAGATTCACGATTATAGTCAATACCCATTAATTCTGCAAGTCTACCTCTATCAATTTTAGGTTTGACTGCTTTAGGTTTTTCTGTTATAGATTCATTTAGTTTGGATACGTTTTTTACTTCTGCAACGGCTTCCGCTAACAATTCAGGTAAAATACGTTGTACTTCTTCTTCGACTATAGTTCTTATATATGCTTTTAATAATTGTTTATCCATATATATCTCCTTACGTAGACGATTTATGTTAATGTGGATGGAAACGGTAACGCTGGTAACGGTGGTATTTTTGGTGCTTGTACTACTGTACTTGGTGGGGTTAATGGAAATTTAAATAATTCTTTTCCTTTTGCCAAATTTTGTTTTCCTGCATTTCTTTTTTCTTTTGCTAAATCTTTTATTTGTTTTAATGCGGATAGTGTAGCTAAAATTTTAGGATCAACTAATGGGGGTTTTGGTATTTTTGCTAATAATCCAGCTACAGCTGCACCCGCTGCGGCAGTAGCAGCACCTTGTAAATTACCTGCAGCAGCTTTTGCTTTATTTACTGCTTCTTCTTTTGCTTTTAACGCAGTTTCTTTTGCTTCGGTAACTTTTAACTGTGCTTCTGCTTCCAATTGCCGTTTTACTAAATTTGGATCAGGAACTACAGGAACTTTTGCTTTAATATCAGTTAATGTTACTGGCGGAATTGGTGGTGTTGGAATTGACGTTATGGTTCCTGCCTTTTGTACTGCTGCTTGAATTGGGTCTAACATATTAGGTTACCTTGTAATAAGATTCTGATAGTATCCATTTATTATTTTCTGTTTTTACTTGTTGACCTTGTTCAAATTCGTTTAGTTCAATTTTTGGTTCTTCATTCTGTAACATTACATAATTATCTTCGCTGTTGAACGGAGCTTTCTTAAATGTACCTGTTTTTAACTCGTTGTATAACGTTAGTAACGCAGTTTCTATAGCTGGATTTAGTTTACCAGGACCAGTGGGTGTAATCACATGAAAATTTGATGCAATGGCCGGCTTTCCACCGGACAAAGTTATTCTAGAATTTGCTTGTGTCTGTGCACGTATTCCTGTTGGAACACCCATCAACGCCTCTATCAATCTAGCTAAGAATATTGCAATACTTGTACCACCCACAAGTGGTTCATCTTCATTTTCTACACTTCCTACATAGATTTTATCAGCAAGAAATGAAGTCTTTTTAATTGAAATAGATAGTATGTCGTTTCCGGCATTTATGATATGATCTTTATCTGCAATATCTTGTATGTTGTTAGTAGCTTTTTGTATTATATCAACAAATGCGGTTAGTATGATATTACTATCTGTATCTATGGATGTATTTTTAAAGCTATTGAGGTATATTTCTTCGTTAGCGAACATCATAATATGTGTTAGTTTTGAATCTAACACAATTCTATCTGAATTTAGTAGTATCGTTGCTTTGTCAAATTTTTGTGGTGGGTTTTGTATAGAACGATAAAAAGCACCTATATTAATCGTAATAGGTTCAAACGGTATTACTTGATCAGAAGTCATCCAAATTGACGATGCATCTTTGTTTACATCTTCAAGTATTAATCCAAAAGGACTTTGTTTAGTTGCATCAGTTTTTTCTAAATCCTTACCTTGACCAGTGCGCAAGATAATATTTGGCGCCAATCCTTTGCTACTCGGGTCAATTTGACTTGAACCAAATCGTATACTATGCCCCATTCTACCTTGAAAAATTACATCACCTTCAAAATGTTTTAATGGGCGAACTCGACTGTCTGGTTTAAAGTATTTACCAAACTGATGTCGTTCTACACTTAATTCATCACCCGATGCTACTGCAGCAGCTAACGTATTTGTCAATCGTTTATTTAACGCATCGTTTAGTTTTAACATACCGTTTTCGGGTACTCTATGTGCTAACGGAACTCTACGACCATAAAAAAAGTTACCTCTAATTTTTTGAAGAATTACTAACTCTCCAATTAGGGGTAACTGTTGCACTTCAAAATCTATTGGGTCTGCCCAAGGCAATAATTCTTGGTCTACTGTATGTGATACAGAGAAAATACGTACTTTTGCTGCTCCTACGTTATATCCGTCTTTAGGTGAATACTCTGGATGTGTATGATCTACTATTATGTCTACGACAAGACCCTCATATACAGATTCTTGTATACTTCTAGCTGATTCTGTGTTGCCGGAGATCGCCATATCTCCAGTAGGTCTACCTCTATAAACAATACGATCACCGGATGCCATATTACTTTCTCAATTGTGTTATCGTATTATCTAATTCGTCTTGTTCTGCTAAAACTGCATCGAAGTCCGATTTTATATTGTTTAATAACTGGTTTTTTTCCTCTTCTGATAGCAGTTCCGTACTTGCAGATTTACTATTAACTGATACCAATCGTTGTGCTATCTGTACTAGTCGGACAATGTGTTCATCGTTCTTTACGTTTACTTCTAAAAAGTCTTTAACTACCGGTCCAAGTACAGCAGCATCCTCTGGAGTACGAATTAGTTTGACCATACTTGCTACAAATTGATTTATTTGGGCACGTTTAGCTTCTGTGTTCTTATACACATCAGAAAACAAATCCGCTAAGGTCTTTCCATCAAAAATAACGTTATCAAATGCCATATTTTACTCATTTATGTAAACAGTCTATAATATAAATATTTACTTCTCGTACTTATAGACAAAATGCATGGACGGATCTGATAAATGTCCAGTTTTTCGGTATTCTTTCATTTGTTCGAGTACGTGGACTTTCATTTTGTTGATAACTTTCGTAATATGAACAGTTTTATGATTAGTCATTTCACGAATTAACAAATATAAAGCTTTTTTGTTAAAATTTTCTATGGAATTTGAACGCCGGAGAAGTTCTACGACAGCGTTAGCAATTTCTACATCCTTTTTCTTTCTAAAAATCTTGGTAAGATTGAAATCCCAATACTGCACCAATAAATTGATAAAATCTTTGGCATCACTGTGAGCTGTTTCTGTCTCTGGTGCAACCATTAGTACTTCTTCAAGAACAAACGAGTCATCGCCAGCTGAATCAGTTAGGTATGCTGAACGCATGCCATCCCGATATGCGTTGTTGTTGTGTAAAATAAGATAGTTTTTTGCAACTACAGAAAAATACGAAAAGGCTTTACCTTTATCTTCCGTAAATTTGTGTAAATTCAACACTAAAAATGATACTACTTGATTTTTAATATCATCAAAACTCTCTTCAATATACGGGAACTTAAATCTATTAATGATATTTTCTGCTAGTTTGTTAAACGCAGGGTGAATACGTTTTTTAAAAATTAGTTCTCGTTCAAATTCATCTGTACATTTATTATATTCAATAATTGCAGCTTCTGTATCCGAACTAAAGTAAATTTTTCCGGCTGGCTTTGGTTGTTCAATTTTTGCTGGTTCCGTCATCCGATGCCCCATATAAAAGTGGACGCAAATCATTGACGGTATCTGTTATTTGTTGGAACACGGTGCCCACATCGTCATCAGATTCAAACATTTGCTTTTCGTCAATCATTCGCATAGTATGTAATGTAATATTCAATCTAGAATAAAAATCTTCTATTGTCTGTTCATAAAATTCATTTTTACGAAACAGATTGGTTGTAACAAATACAAAAATTATGTTTAGTATTATTGAGATTATCAGTATAGTAATCATATAGTTTTACTGTTTAGTGATGGTAAATAAAAACTACTAAAATACGACATATACTTGGTTATAGTAGTTCCATTTGCATCAGAAGTAACTCGACCGTTAAAAAATTGTTGAATGCCGCCGGCGCCAGCAAAGTGTGCTCCAGCTAGAATTCCCGCTCGAGTAATTTTAATTCCACGAACAGTCTTTCCTTCGTATTTTTCAATATAACGAGAAAGTTTGTTTTCATGTAACTTCATAAGACGAACCATTGCTGTATCTTGTAATGTCGGATTATTTAAAAACTCTCGCTGAGAGGTTCTGATACCAACGGCTCGAATTGCCGGCATACTAAATTGATACTTACCCATCATTCCGAATCGATTCACAATACGATGGTTGCCACCGCTTTCAATAGTGGCGACCCGTTCAAGAAACTGTTCCACTGGCGTTGGTTCCGACAATGGTAATGATTTTATTGAAATTTTTGTAGAATTTTCTGTAAGATATATAGAACTAAGCAGTGCTATAATTAGTATAATAAATTTTTCCATACTTATATCCTCATAGAAGATGTGGGCGGGCTTCGTTAATCCCAGCGTTTGTTACACGCACATAATCAGGATAAAACTCTGCTATGTTATTAGCTCCCGCATAAGAAAGTGCTGAGCGCAATCCGTCTAGTAGACCTTCAACGATAAACTTCACTCCACCCTTAAAAGGTACAACCGTAGACTCTCCCTCAACGTTCCTAATTGATTGCCCATGCACACTCTTTGTTTCAAGTGATGCAGCACCACGATACCGCTTATATAATCCATTCGACTTCTCAATAATTGCTCCAGGTGCTTCTTTTGTTCCTGCGATAAGTGAACCTAAAATAACAGAATCAGCTCCAACAGCCAAAGCTTTTGCAATATCACCACTATTACGAATACCGCCGCACGCAATAATGGGTACATTTGCCTCTGTAGCACAGTGCTGTAGTGATGTTACGTTTGGTACGCCGAACCCCGTCTTTACTCTAGTCGTACACAAAGAGCCACCACCAATTCCTACTCGAATTGCATCTGCACCCCAAGACTGTAATGCGTGGGCTGCTTCTCCAGTAGCTACATTTCCAGCAATAACATCTACTTTAGACGGTAACGTTTTTTTCAAATTTTCAATAGCGTCCTTTACAAATTTGTGATATCCGTGTGCTACATCAATCAATATAATATTGACCCCAGCATCTACAAGTGCCTGAGCACGTTCCAGATAATCACCGTTTGCCCCCACCGCTGCCATAACAGGAATAGGACAATTCCACTCCTTATGCAAATCTTCGTCATTTATTGCAGAAATAACATGCAAGACTTCTACGATTTGTTCCGAAACCGTATTAAATCTGTGGATACATCCAACTCCACCCAATCGTGCCATTGCTACTGCCATATCGCTTTCACAGACAGTATCCATTGGTGATGCAATAAGAGGGACCATTAACTTATAATTAGTGGTCAATCGTGTTGATAAATCAATTTTCTGTCTAGATTCAATCTCCGAATACCTCGGAATTAATTGAATATCATCATAAGTTAGCGATTCATTAGCCATAATTACCTCTGTATTGTTCCATAATAGTCGTTCTGTTTGCGTTGTCTTTCAATATCTTTCACATGATACAAAGACCACTCTTCTTCCGGTGGTAAATTTGCTATAGTTTTACATCCGACAATTCGTTCGTGGACTTTTCCTTCCCATTTGATATCTTTAGAATTTCTATATAGTCGAGTTTGATAATCTGGGAACATTACCCATCCTAATTCATTTACTTGCCATCCCCAACGACGAATATCTTCTTCAGTCAATCCACTGACGACATTAACACGCGGAATTAAAAATAAATCTACGTTAGTATTATTATACACAATATCATGCATGTATGTCAAGAGGTTTGAATGAAATTTTTCATCAGCGTCTACTTGAAAAATATAATCACCTCGACACAAAGAGTTTAGATAATTTTTGTGCTCAGAAAAATCGTTGTCTAACGAGTGACTATATAACCGAATTCTGTCGGCGTCAAAATGTGTGTATAAAATTTGTGATGTGAACTCATCTGTGGAGTTGTCATCAACGACGACAATCTCATCTCCCGTATTTTCGCAGTGGGGGATGAGTTGATCGAGAAGGTCTTGGATATATAGTCCTTCGTTGTGTGTTGTTATCGCAAATGAAATCATACCAACTCTCTGTATTTAAATAATGCCAGTTCTTTTGCTTTCGCTTCAAGGTCAACATCAATTGTCAGTCCAAAATCATCAATCACAGTAAACACATAATCGGCATGAGCACGTGGATTACCTTTGACGTTTTCGTTGATATTTTTACTTTCACTATAATGAAACAATGGAGTGATACCTTCTGGCCAAGTTCCAGCGGAAAGTTCTGCAGCGTCTTGTGTGGTTAATCCATCTGAATGAAACTGGTGATGAAAATAGTCGAAGGTAAGTGGAATACCAAGCTCTGTATGTAGATATGTAAACAGTTGAATAATAGAGAATGCCGATTCCTTGTCATCGTTTTCGACGACCATACGTGCTTGAAGATTCGGTGACAAACGACGATAGTTGTCAATCCAACGTTGTGCGGTTTCTTCGGAAAAGTTCATACCAACGTGGATATTGATGGCGTTGTACGGACTGGCTTCCAGACCCATATAGTCAAATACGGTAGAATGAAGTTCCAAATCCTTTATAGAATTCAATACAACCGACTCTTTCTCCGAACCCAACTTTACAAAGTGATCGGGGTGTGCGGTGATACGTTGACCAGTTGCCTTGGCAAAATCACCACATTCCTTCAACTTACTGACAATCGCAAAATAGTCGGGGAGGTGCGTTTCTTTGTATTCTGTACCCCACGGGAAAATACCCGACCCCATACGGAACACCTTGACACCATTATCGGCGTTCCACTTTAGAATAGTCAGTAGGTCATTAGCGTTAGCAAGTGCGAGTTCAGATGCGTACTTCAACCCCTTAGCTTCAAAGGTTGCTTTACGCATAGCGCGACCTGTAGTAATTTTTTTCTTTTGTAGTGTAGTATTGATACAACAATAACCAACGTTATGTGGCATGAAAACCCCGCTTAAAAGTATAAGTTAAATATACTCGTAAGCGGAGTGTTTGTCAAGACTTTTATCTATTTGGAGCTATACGTTGATTATAATAATTAACTGCTATAGGGTCATTTTCCCATTCATGTTTTTTACTCCAATCGAAATCTCCACGCAAATAGTACTGTGGATCGTTTCTGTTTACCGCACCGTGAAGTTTAGGTTCTTCTACTATTACTTGTTCGGATTCCGGTTCTATGGGTTCTTCTTTAATAAATACTTTATAAGGTTCGTCGTCTTTTAATAATTGTTTAAGTGCTTCGGTTGGTTCCGGTGGATTTTCTATTAACTCTTGTATTTTATCAAATGCCTCGTCACTTACAATAATATTTTTATTTTCTATATTATTAATCAATGTTTTTTCTTCTGTTTTGTTTTTTAATAGAAAATTTACCGCGATAACCAACGCTACGGCAAGTGGGTCAAACACCAATACAATAACAAGTGTAAACCACTTTACTACAACATCGAGTGGAACGCCAAACATCTTTGCAATATATACGAACGTACCAATGTCACCGTTTGTTTCAATTTCTACTTGCTTTCCAATGGTGATACCACGGAGACTGTCTCGTTGTTCCGACAGTTTTGATATTTCGTTTTGTAATGTCGTTACGTTTCTATCTGCAGCAGTTAATGCTGATTGAGCAGAACGAATAGTCGTATTATTACCCGTTGTGGAACGAGATACTAATTGGTCAAGTCGAGTTTCCTGTTGTGCTCGTAAAGAAATTAATTGATTTAATCTATCTTCTTTACGTTTAATATCTTGTTCAATACTTCCAATACGACCATCGGTAGCTTGGATATCCGCACTTAATTGTAATGGTGTAGCAGCAACTTTTGCATACGCTGACGACAAGTATCCATAGATACCTGCTGACGTAATAATCATTAAAACCAGTGCGGCAATTGATAAATAACTTTTTAATGCTCTCGGTATCTCCTTCCAATATTGATACAAGAATGAAATACTTACGACTTTACCCAGTTCCAATGCCGATGCCATAATAGCCGCACTTAATGCAGCTCCAGCAAAGAGTTTAGCAATACCCGTCACCGAAAACACTGCGGCACAGAGTGCGACAAATGTTGCGGTCAACGAGGTAATAGCTATTAAAGAATTTCGTGTGTTCATATTAGTTGTATTGAAAAACGCGACTGACGTTGAGAACCCATCAGTCGCGTATTATTCTCCAAAGTAGGGTTACTATTTTGACGTAACTGTTAGGATCACCTCCCTTAATAAGTTACGTTGTTGATGGTGGAAATACAGCATTTGCAACTACAATTACCACATCCACACATACTAACCTCCATTTAATTTAAGGTTTGATTACTTAATAGAAACCTTTTTAACTTTACTTTCTGGTTCGACCGGCTTTTTCCGCGGAATTACTAGTGTAAGCAGACCGTCCCTAAAAGATGCATCGATACTATCGGTGTCCAACTGATCGTCGAGCCTAAATGAACGACTAAACGAACTACGTTTAAGTTCTCGTAAAAGATAAACACATTTATCGGTTTGCTCGTTCAGCTGGGACGCCTTTCCAACAATATGTAAAACATCCTTTTCTACTTCGACAGAAACATCGTCTTTATTGTATCCAGCAATTTCTGCTTCAATTTCAATTCTATCGTCAAATGATACTACGTTAACTTTTGGAAATGCTGCTTTACTAAATGGGTCAATTCCAAATGTTTTATATACTTCTGGGAATTGTCCACGAAAAGCTTCATCAAAAAACCTATCGAATGTGTTCAACAAATTGTCTCGGTTGAATTCGATTTCCTTCTCAATAACACTTTTAGGTACACGTTGTACTGTCCATCTGGTCATAAGATTTCTCCTTATTATGTGTTACCATTTCCACTATCGGACAATGGTGCGTAAGACCCTTGCGGCGTCGTACTAAAGATAAATATAACAAAACGGACAAAAAGTAAACGTTATGTTACCTTTTGTCCGTTAGTTACTAAAATCGAGTTTTGTCGTTTTCTACTCGACTTGAAATATGATCAGCCCAATGAATGATATATGGGAGATTTGTTTTCATCGCATATGGTGCGAAGTTAATTAGGTAAGATTTGTTACCTTCGTCGTAGATACCATCGGAGAGCTTGATAGCCAACCACTCGTTCTGTGTTACCTGTACACCGTACTTCTGTAGGAGGAAGAGTCCACGTTCTGGGGCCTTCATGTACTGAATATTCTCATTCTGACGGTAAAGTTCACCACGCTTCCGATGCCAATCACTATCTTGCTCAACGTAGTATGGGCCCTCTTCGGGATTTCCAAGTTTACCAAGGTCGTGATGAAGGGCGGCAAAGATAAGTTCTTGCTTGGTGAAATTGATATCACCTTCCATTCCCTTATATAGACCAGCAATCTTCAACGCGGTATCGGTAACACGGAGAATGTGGTCGAGGTATCCGCCGGGAAAAGCATTGTGAAAATGAACCTTTCCAGATGCGGGCGCAATCAAAAGTTCATCTTGTAGTACATCATAGAGTGGCTTCAACTGTTCCCAACGGGGATCAGCTTGGAGATACTCCATAAATTTGTTATAATTTTCTTGAATTTTTTCTTCTGAATTTTCGATTGTAAACATAGTAACCTTTTAATTTGTTGTGATGATTTACGATATAAGATGTTTTTCAAACATATGACGCTTATTGGAATGCTTCATCCATAGTTCAAATATAGTCGGTGTGGTTGGAATTTTCAAGAGGGTCATATTAGTATCATCTAACATATAATGTGCTTTTTTATTGTTGCACGTAGAACAAGCGGTAACAAGATTATCCCAGGTAGATTTACCACCCCTATATTCTGGAATAATATGATCTCTAGTCAAAAACTCTCTAGTTCTAAATTCAGATTTATGTCTACCGCAGTATTGACATGTATTATTATCTCTAGTAAAAAGATTTTTCTGTGTCAATGTCGCTTTGGTTTGAAAGATTTTTCTACACTTTACAAATTCTTTCAAAGCTACCATAACTGGTACTTTAAAACTTTGACGTACAGAACGGACTACTAGATGTGGATGTTCTTCAACCACAGTAGCCTTGCCTTCAAAAATAAGGAGTAACGCACGTTTGGCGGTTACAATAGAAAGTGGTTCATAACTAGCATTTAGAACCACACACCGTGAACTTTCGAATTCCATAAAACTAAACCTCGTTGGACTCTTTAATCAATTTATTTATGTGATATTCATCGATAATCTTTTTTGTTTTTCCTGCGTACTCGTAATCTTCTACCTTGATAAATTCTTTTAACGCATCTTCTAACATAGGTAGATAGTGCCTTTGCTGAACTACTCTAGGTTCAGATTCATCACCAAATTTAAATAACTCTACTGTATCTAAATTTTGCTGAATTGCTTTTTTAATCTGTTTTACTGTATATTTGTATACTATAATTTTATTTTCTTTAAAGAACCGTTGCCAAACTACTGCAGTTTTATCTGGAAGATTTAGCATTAGCCTTCCTCGGTTTTTTCGATTTCGTTTTTTTAACAACCGTTTTAGGTTTTGATGATGTGTGGGTTTTTCTTAACCGTGCAATTTCATCTTCTTCGACAATTTCCACACCCCTCACATAAACCTTTCCTTCGTGTTCAAAATAAGCTTTGAAGTGCCAACCTTTAGGTTTATCGGACTTTTCCTTTTTAACATAGTTATCTGGCGGAGCTACCATACGTTGTACACAATATGCACATATTACTTTACCTATGTCCATATTAACTTCTAATTCTTCTTCACCACACTCACTACACATTAACCATTTTGTACCCGTTATTTTGGCTGCTTGTGCTTTTGATAACTTACGAGTTCTTCTACGCAATGACATATATTAACCTCTTGATTTCCACAATCGATATTTTTTATTCCAATATCTTACAACTACTTGAACCTTTCCCCGTGCCCAAGGTGGATTCCCAAGTCGTTCAATATGGTTTCTAAACGCCTTAAGGTCTTGCCGTGCTGATAGTAGTTCGGTAAGCGTTGTTGCAAAGAATATTGTTTTTAACAATTCCTTATACTTTTCTTCTACAATCTGTTGTTCAGACACAGTTGTGTATCCGAATACAAAAGCCAGAAAGCGTTTAAATTTCTCATACATAGTACTCTCCAACTAAAATTTAAACACTAACCGTCTTTTTTATGGACCCGGCGGGAATCGAACCCGCGTCCGAGATTGCTTCCTATCAAGGATTTATGTGTGTAGTCAGTTATTGAAATTCATCCAGTTCTCGTTAACTAACAAACGTAAACTGAACATAGAACCGAAGTATCACCTTGAATACGGTTCCTATCAAGGCTATACCGTATGAATAAACAAATTAACCGTATACGGTCTATCGGGTTAATTCGTCAGGCTGCAATTAAGCAGCGAGGGCTAAATTATAGTTGCCAGTTAGATTTTTTGGTCTGTTTTACTCGTCTTACCAAACGAGACACAAAGCTTAATCATCCACACCCCGTCGAAACCAAGACGGGCCCGTAAACTTATATTTGAAATTTTGTATTATCGTTATTATCACCATCAGTACCACCACCGCCGCCACCGCCGGAAACTACAGTCTTAACATCTTTCTTAAATCCAAACTTCCAAATTAACACTGCTGCAACAGCTATTATCAATAGTACTTTCATATACGTTTCTCTGTTGGAGTAAAAGTTTATACTACTAATATAAATAGTAACTATAATAAAAGTCAAGTGGTTTCTACTGATTATGCACCGTGGTAATTTGTAGTATTTTGTACTCTACTGTACTCGACGGTAGTTTAACTTTTACCACATCCTTTACTTTTTTTCCTTTCATCGATTGTCCAATTGGTGAGGAAATCGTGACATGATTATATTTTTCATCACCATCGTCGATATCACCTAATACAAACTTAAAATATTCAATTTTACTAGTATTTAAATTTCTAGCTTTAACTATGGAACCAATATGCACCGCATCTTTCGGTAATAAATTTATATCTATTTTACGATATGACTCCAAACGTTCTAATAACTGGTGTAGCCTGACGCCGATGAAATGTTGACGTTCTGCTATAGCAGAATAGTCGGAGTTTTCTCGTATGTCACCCATTGACACTGCCGAATCAAACTCTTGTGGGATAGTAACAGATAATTCATATTTTAACTGTTCTATTTCTTCTATTAAATTTTTTAATGGATCCATAAAAACACCCTATACAAAGTAATACAGAATGGAAACGAGTTATATACCCATTTCCATTCTGTATAAGTATTTCGAGAGTTTTTTAAACTATCGTAATTATATTACGCGATAGTCCACTCTGAAATAGCACGTCCACGAGCCGCCGGTCGAGTCGAAGCCGTCATACCAACGTACTCAAAGTTAGGTTCACGGAGAACCGAGTTGATGAACGAAAGACGGGTACGAACCTGCTGTGGACGGACCCCTTCACGGTCAAGATAACGATGAGCGTCATCAGCCGTAACAGTACCCTCTGTACGCTTACGAGCGAGACTATAAAGATACGAACGCATCCGGTTAGCGGTACGGTCGAACTCTTCGTTCGTGAAGGTCTTGACGGTGAAACGGCGAGTAGTGTTCTTGTTAGCCATACTTCCTCCTAAAAATAACATTTATACAAGGTTGATATTATAGTATCTTGATGCCTTGTTCATCAAAGATACTGAATCTTAATCAAATTACTGTGTCTTGTCAAGGGGGTATTTAAACTATATTAAATACACTCAACAAAATTAAAGTCAGAATCTACAATATATACCTTCTGTTGAATTTTCTGACCTAGAGAAACACACTTGGCGGCCAACGTGTCACGGTCTGTATCGCCGTACCAAATCTTACCAAATTCACGGGTACCAATACCGATATTCATTACGCCGCTGTTGTGTACCATACGTCCAGTAGGTCCAAACTCTTCAATTGCTGCATTTACTGCAGGCTGTACATCTTCTTCTGTCCAAAACATAATAACCTCAATTTGAGATTGTTGCAGTGTCCGCTTGATCTAGGGCATCTACCTCTAGAGCGTAACACCTCCAGCAGAGACACATCGTTTCAGGAAGATAGGAATCTCTGCGTGTTCCGTATTTCCCACAAATTTCACATATACGTGCAGATTCACGTTCTATTTTATATGTTACGCAATTTATAACATATTGGCGGTCTTTGTCAATAGCCTCTATTTCTATTCGCAACATTCCTAAATGTCTTTTAATAGATAATACTTTACTTTCTGGAAATAGAGTTAATAACGTTTGTATCTTTTGTTCAAACGCTTCTACCCATCCTGTTTTAAAATTGCGTAATATCATGTTGTTTATTATTTTAGCGTTTTCTTTTTGCTACTTTTTCTTTTATAAGAGTTTACTATAGCGCAAACGATTCCTGCACGGGAAGTTTAGCAAATCCCGTAGTAAACGTAATAATTGTCATTTCGGCGCCTAGTTTTACTTAATATACTGACTAATTTTTTGTTGTCAAGAGGTGAATGGTAATTTTTTCATTTCATTGAAGATTTCACTCGACGTATCTTCTACCACATCTTCTTTTTTAACCTCAACTTTCTTCGGTGCTGGTTTTTGAGCTACCTTTTTTTGAATTTTCTTGATAAGTGAGGCTACCTCTTTATCGGTTGGAAACATTAATCATCCTTTGTTAAAGTATATTTTCTTCTTCGTCGTCATCTTCTTCAAATAACTTACGAAGTCCATCAATCTCTTCTTCTGAAAGATATGATTTTTCTTCACCATTATCTTTGATTTTATCAATCAAATCTTCTAACGATGTGGCCGCGTACTTACCATCTATAGTTCTGTATAACATACCACCACGCGGGCCCATCTGATCATTCATTTTGTCTACCAAGTTTTCTACCATAGCAGTAAACTGTCCAAACCCGTTACCCAATTTATTTAAGAACATATCTTGTTGTTGCATTCTATTAAGAATATTACCCAATCCATTGTGCATCTGTGACGATAAGAACTTTATACCGACGATATCACGAATTAAAAGAATCACAGCAAACAATAAAACTATGTTCACTACTACTAAAAAACCTACAATTAAAGTTATATTCATATACTTTTCCTATAAATTAACCGATACCAAATCCATACAATCTTGATATTTGTGGTGGTACTTTTGATACATCAATTTGTTCAAACTCATCAAGTATTGTATTGTGCTTAAACCAAAGTTTTTCACCTGATTGTATATACGGACGAACTGTGTTCAACAAAGTTTCCTCAATAACAGCATATTGATATAAATTATTATCTGCTAAATCAGATTCGTTTTCACGAACAGTTTGTATTGCTCGTTCAAGAGATGTAAATATTGCTGGAGTTCGTCGATTACCTAAAACTGGATCACCTAACACATCCAGAACTGTTATCGCATATACAATCATTTAAGGTACTCGTCTTGCGAAGGCCAACCATTATTTTTACGTTCTCCTTCGGCTGGAAAAATACCACTTATACGTTTATACTCGTCCAACTCATCTGTTAATTGTAACATACTCAATCGTAATTGATTTGTCAACTCTAACTGATGATAATATTTTTCTTTCCATTCATCTAGTTCTTTTTGAAGTTGATGCAATTCTTCTTTTACTGCGTCTAACTCTTCCCGAAGTTCCTTTCGCAATTCAAGGTGTTCAGTAAAATCTTGTTTACGTTTGTCAGAAGGTTTATTTATAAACTTAAATATTGCCCCGACAAATAACCCCGCGACTGTGGCTAAAATTGCAGAATTAAATTCTTGTATAAAATGTGGGGTCGATACCATAGTTTCAATTTCTCCAGTAGGGTAATATAAAGTTATTTACCTTTATAAAACCGTAATGTTTACTTTCGAAACCATCCTTTTGAACGATGTGATAAGTGAAAAGTTAAAGTGGAAACTCCTATAATAAATAGAGTATGCCAATGAGAATCTTCCACCGATACCACAAAAGAACCTATCAGTAATCCGAGTAAAAATATCATTGTACTACAAAACCCGTTATTACTGGACTCTTGTGTGTTCATACGATTCTCCAAGAAAAACGTCACAACAATATATAGATGGAAATTATTTCAAATTATCAAGAACAAATGAATTACACAAATTTTCTGCCTTCATAACAATTAGAGTATCTCTCGCTGAACGTGAAATACTCAATAGAGATGGACAGATTGCTTCCCGACGTGCCATCTGTCTACCAGTAAATTTGTCAAACGCAACTAAACTAATTTTATAACCAAGAATCACGATCGATATAATTACAATATAAGTAAACAACTTACTAGCACTACGCGATAGGGATTCTACACTAATAGGACTCATAGTTTATTCCTCTTCTTCAAGTTCATCGTCGTTTAACTCAATATCATCGATAACTTCGATACCAACGATACCATCTTGGTCTAATAAATCACACATATCAACAGCAGAATATAATGTGTCTAACGCATCTTCTTCAGTTTCTCCTTTAATTATAAGTTTGACATACGCATTATAATTGTTTAATTTGTCCATAATTAATTTCCTCAAAAATTTGGATGTAATAAGTATACCCCCCAAACAAATAAATGTCAACCTTTGTTAAATTAAATTTTAAACTTGACATCGAAGGGTCACACCGTTATATATAATGTACGCGAACGTTAAACACTGACTTGGAGTTGATATGGAAACGTTGTACGTCATTGGTATTATAACTTTATTTATTTGTATTAGTTATATGGTTATATTACCTATATTATGGAAACGTATGAATAAATTTAATCAAAGTTTATTTGAACGTTGTTGGGAGCACGAAAAGTTCTTAATGACTATTTATGATAGGTGTGACGAGCAGATTCAAGAAGAAATAGAAAAATATCTTAATAACGTACCTCCTTTACGATAACATGGAGTTTGTATGCCACCACGCAAAAAGCGAATCACCAAAAAAGCATTGTTTCAAAAAACTATCGAAATTATCCAACCCATCCTGCGATTGAGTGACTGGAAGATTATGGTGGTTTTTTCCCATTCTCAGCGGATGAAAGAGACGGCAACGTGTGAAGCTGCACCAGAGTATAAAGTAGCTAAAATTAGATTAAATTCATACGAAATGCCCAATCTATCTCATGAAGAAATCGTATCCACCGCCATTCACGAAATGTTGCATTGTGTCTTGTGGGAATTGGGAGAATGGGGATATAAACTTAGCCGAAAGGACGAGACTAAATTAGAATTGAGTAGAAAATATGAAGAAGCAGCCGTCACCAATCTAGAAAAGATTTTTTTACCTCTTCTAGAAGAAACCATCAACGCTGAACTTAAGGTACACGGATATTATGGGGTTGACTTGACTTTTACTGATTTCGGTGTGTCTACCGAAAGATAAATAATACTTATATAGGTAAGTTTAGAAAGGGTTTATGTAACAGAAATGTTATATAAGCCCTTTCGTTTTTTACACACTTTAATGTATTGTATATTATGATACACACTATTATTGATGTTTGGGGATACTTAAACATTATAATGGTTATAGTACTAATACTGTTTGGGTTAAACCCCAGCGGGTTTCTTGATGTGGTAGATTGGGTTCATCGTCGTTATGTTAACATACACAAATGGATACGAAATCTATGGCAAAAGAACAAAGTAATTTAGATCCAAAGATGGCACTTAAGAAAACCCAAATCGAAGCATCTATTGACCTCAAACGCCAAGAGTTGATGGCTGATTTGGAACTTAAGAAAACTGAAAATGAATTGCGTAAAATGGAAGCTCATTCGACGGCAAAAGATGTCGCCAGTAAGTTTATTGGTAAGACGGCAATTCCGTGGATTGTACTATTAGTTATTGTCGGCGTTGTATCAAGTGCATTCCTCCCATCTGAATCACTCCCGGCAGTTATCGGATTAGTGTCTACTGCGGTAATGGCATTTATCACGATGTTGAGTGGTATCACGGGGACTAGAGAAAAAGAAGAGAAGCCGGAAATTGAAATCATCAAGAGCCTTATCAAGCAATTGGATGAAGCTCGTGAACCAATGAACGTAGAATTGGATGGTGATAATGTAGTAGTGTCAAAAGGCAACACCACAATGAAAACCACAGGCAAGAAAAGAGGAAGATAATGTTCATACCAAATAAAACCTTTCATGCAATAAGAGTAAGCATACTATCGGTTATTACTGTTTTGTTGCTTGTCATTGCCGTCGAATCGGTTTTATATATTCAGTTGTCACAAGACACTAATAAAAAACTTACGGATTTATCTGCAACGTTAGATTCAATATCAAATAAAACATCTAACAAGCATAGAGTTGTAGATAATCAAATAACAGATGCCGTAACATCTATCAGAGAAGTGTCAACTGGTATAAACGTTATCAACGAACAACTAACTACCAACAAGCGATTAGTCCAAATACTCATCGATAATGAATGTAAAGTTCAGCCATATTATATGGATAGTCGATTGAGGGAGTTTTGTCAATAATCTTTTTGGAGAAAGGTATGCTTAAAGGCTTTACACAAATTTTCAAAGACAGTAATGATTGGAATGAAAAAACAATTATTGGGTTTATGTCATTTGCTGTAATGGTTGCGATTGCAGTTGT